ACATCCTGAACTGAAACAAATTCTGGAAGGGATGGGAAATTGTTATTTGACCCCGTGGCAGTACGATCTTACGATGCGCTGCTTAAACCCGAATCCCGTTACTCCATCAATAAATGCGGGCTGATATATTTCGTCGCCTTGGCGGTATGAATACGCATCAGCCCCGCTTTACAGCACTGCTACAAACGGACGGAAGTTTTCAACACCATACACGGCGGTCACGAGTAGCAATGATTCTTACAACAGAACAGCATAAGTACACTCTGATGAATATGGAGCGGATTCCAGACGCACAGGATAGTACAGAGACGGAGTGGGCATCTATCAACCATGGACTGCTTTTTGCCCTAGAAAACAATGAGCGAAATATTCATATTGAAAATGATAATATGAGTGTTATTCGCGGACTTATGCTTCCAGATAGTGTGCTCAAGAACGAGTATGCGAAATACCATCGGTATATTATTATGAATACGGTGGCGAAGACATACTGGACGGCAATACGATGGATTCCAAGGGAACTCAATGTATCGGATACGTTGTTTAAAAATAGACGCCGTCTGCGCTAACGGCGCCGGCGACGAGTTGCCGGTTTTACATTCACAGCAACATGGTCCACAGGCTTGTTTCGTTGCTCTTCGAGCTCCATTGCAGCACGATTCATTTTGGCAACATTTCTAGCAACGGCTAGCATATTTCCGCGCGCTTCAAGCGGATACATAAAGTGAGGATCCTGATATTTATAAGGCTCTACATATGTTCCATAGTACATATTTAATGCCTTTTGAAGTCTAGCATTGGTTGTGGCGGCGGACAGTTCTAGCGGTGTCTGCCACCCTTGCGCTAAGGAATAAGGATTTGTACGATTAAATCCAGTTATATAGGCAGGTATTTTTAAGTTTGACGCAACCGCATTTGTATTATGAAACCGTATACGTTTAGTAGCCTTAGCGGTGGTTTTTCGATTCGCATTGCGCTTTAAAATAGATCGCGTCCCCTTGCCGGACATCCCTATACTTTGCCAATATTTGCGCCAGCAAATGAAGCGGTCATCATAATCCGCCGCACCGAATCATCAATTGTTGGAATATCAGGAAAAAGTGTAGTCAAACGCGTTGTATCTAGGCGATTATTGCTTCGCGCTCCCTTAACCAGCGTTGATACAAGGGTAGTATTTGAGACTTCTGTCCATGTATGGTCAGGATTCTGAAGTTCCTTATACCATTTGAGTATAGTTGAGTGTTCAATCACACCAGGATTTGTAGCATTAAGCGGACCCTTGACACCCTGCTCGAGCGCCTGCGCCAGACACGGCAAAATATCATCAAGAACTGTCATCGAGTTTGGAATACTACAAATATTCTTATAGGCTATGATCTTGCTAATGAAGTTGCTAGCGCAATCGTTCGACGAAATAGGCATACGAATACGAACATTGAGAACAGTGTCTGCGTATTCTTCATTCATTAGACGGTCAGTAAAGCCTTTGACTACACTATATTCAGAGCCAAAAAAGTTAGGTCGGCTTTGTTCTGTAAATCCATTTGCTACACTAGCATCTGATACATCGCACAAATGTTCGGTATCATATTCAAAAATACAACCGGTGCCCATATACATCATATGAAGCCCTTTCGATTTACAAACACCGGCTAATACCAAGGGCGCGTAAAGATTGTCATTTATATTTTCAACAAGTTTTCCTTTTTGTTCGAGATAATCGATGGTTGAATATCCAGGTCCGTGTGTGCGTCCAATCAAACATACAACATGGGTTGGATTGTGCTGTTGAATCTCTTCTAAAACTGCCTCACGATTATCGGCGCGTGATGTTGCGACAACAACATTCCAGCCGCGATTACGTAGGACCTTTTGAAACTGTCCGCCAATCCAGCCGCTGCCGCCCCAAACAAGTGCCGTAAAGTTTGTGTTTGACCAATACGTCATGCGATCAACTGTTTTATACCATTGAATCGTTTCGTCCAAGCCACGTTCTAGAGTCCACTGGGGTTTCCAGCCAAGTTTCGCAAGAGGTTCTGATTCGATCCAATAGCGCTTATCATTAAAATTACGGTCTTCAATATAACATATGTGATCGTCTACAGGATCGCCATGTTTGAATCGCTGTATTAAATCGGTCGCTAGATCTTTGATAGAAATTTCGTCACACGAACTAATATTATAGATTTCGCCAATCTCTCCCTGGAAAAGTACGCAAAGAATAGCATCAACCGCATCCTCAATATAGAGAAACGAACGTAGCTGGTGCCCTGAGCCCTGCAATGTAATTTTTTTATTATCCATTAACTGAAACAGAAACTTGGGTATAACTTTTTCAGGGTACTGTCCAGGTCCGTAGACGTTATTGGAACGAATAACCACCGCTGGCAGATTATAGGAATGGAGATAGGAATGAACAAGCATTTCTGCCGATGCTTTTGACGCCGCATAAGGATTTGTAGGTTTGAGCAAAGACGATTCATTAAACGCACTGGATACCCCGTGCGTATTTTCTCCATAAACTTCATCGGTGCTAATCTGTACAAACTTCTTAATACCTCCGTATTTGCGTGACGCTTCAAGCAACGAGTGTGTACCGACAACGTTGTCTTGCGTGTAAATCATAGGATTGGTGAACGATGTATCGACGTGTGATTGCGCAGCAAAATGAATAATTGTATCAATGCGGTAGGTTTCAAGAATTTTTGATATAAGATCAGTATCAGCAATATCACCTTTTATAAAGGTATAGTTTCCTAAAGATGTTGTAAGATCGGAGGCGCGTGTTGAACAGGGATATAGTTTATCAATGTTGACAAGCGTAAGATAAGGATGTTGTTTCTTTACACGGCGGCAAAAGCCGGCTCCAATAAAACCACATCCACCGGTTACAAGTAGTCTCATTTGCAGGTAACAATAATTAAAAAGTATAAAGTTGCCGCAGTTTAGACTGCCGTCGGCTTATAAAAATTGAGACCACCCCTTTAATAGAAACAACGCTCAACTTGCAATGAAATTAGTCATTGTAGAATCTCCTGCCAAATGTGGTAAAATTCAGGGATTCTTAGGTGCAGGATACCAAGTTGTGGCAACAATGGGGCACATTCGTGCCTTAGAGGAATCGCTAGATTCGGTAGGAATTGACCGTAACTGGGAGCCGAAGTATGCTGAACTAGCAACAAAAAAGGAGGCAATTACTAAGCTTAAAAAGGCGGCACGGGGAGCTGAGGTAATTTTAGCAACGGACGATGATCGAGAGGGGGAGGGTATTGCCTGGCACGTTGCAACGATTCTTAACTTGAATCCTGCTACTACGCCACGTATTGTCTTTCACGAGATTACTCAGCCCGCCATTCTTGCCGCTGTAAATAATCCTCGTCGGCTGGATATGAATAAGGTAAGCGCTCAGCAGGCGCGTGCGATGCTTGACCTTCTTGTAGGATTTACGGTTTCCAAAGTACTGTGGAATCGGGTGGCACCGAAGCTCAGCGCCGGCAGATGTCAGACCCCTGCGCTTCGCCTTGTTGTAGAGCGTGACAACATTGTAGATAATCATCGTCCTGAAGCATCGTGGCGTCTATCAGGAACTTGGGCACACCCATCAGATCCGGTGAAGACTATATCTGCCGATGCATCAAAGGAGCTCACAACCGAGCAGGAAGCAACACAGGCGCTTCAACAAGTACACAATAATACGGAGACAAAGGTCATCCAGGTAAAAGAGACCATATCCATCTCACAGCCACCGAAGCCGTTGATTACATCTACGCTACAACAGGAGGCATCGTCACTTCACGGTCTCAATCCGAAGGCAACAATGATGGCTGCGCAGAAGCTGTATGAGGCGGGACATATTACATATATGCGTACTGATAATCCACTCTTGTCCCAGGAAGCCGCTACGGCAATTCGTGCCTATGTACAGACGACGTATGGTATGCCGTATCTGGGACCAGTAGGGCAACATACTATACAGCCAACACCCACAACACCCACAACACCCACAACACCAGTAGCAGCAGCGCCCGCCAAGAAATCAAAGGCAAAACCTGACGCACAGCCAGCAACACCTACGCTGCCAGAAGCGCAGGCAGCACACGAAGCGATCCGCCCTACACATCCTGAGTCGCCCAATCCGCCGATTGACGACGATACGCAGAAGACGGTCTACACCCTGATTTGGCGTAGGGCGACGCAGAGCCAAATGAGTCCATCGCAGACAGATGTGCGAAAGGCAACCCTTGCCTTGACTGCCGACCCCTTACGTCAATGGACAACTGAGCAAACAAAGCTACGCTTTGCCGGTTATAAGATTCTAGAGCGCCAGGACCCAGAGAAACACGCCAAAGACGAAACGGAATGGCTTTACTGGGCTTTAAAGCTTGCCCAGGGCACCGTCCTACACTGGACCACCCTGAAAGCCGACGAAGTGTTTACCAAGCCGAAGGGACGCTATACGGAAGCATCCCTTATTGCAGAACTAGAGAAGAAGGGCATCGGGCGCCCTTCCACCTTTGCATCCCTTGTCAGCACGATTATGGAGCGTAATTATGTGGAAAAGACAAATACGGATGGTAAGGTACAGGATAGCCACCATCTCACATTGGTCCCCAACACTTGGCCTCCCAACCAAACCCTAGAACACCATAAGGTCGGCGCGGATAAGAATAAGCTCAGTGCTACCGCATTGGGCAAGTCAGTGAGCGAATTTCTTGCACGCGAATATAATGATCTGTTTAATTACGAATTTACGGCGGCAATGGAGCAGAAGCTGGACGCAGTAGCGAAAGCCGAACAGCCTTGGAAGTCGGTTCTACAGCAGACGTGGGACACCTACAAAGAACGCTACCTGGCAATGACCACCGGCAGCAACGCTGCGAACAAAGCGGCAAAAGAGCGAACCCTTGCCGAGTCCGTCAAGGTAATTCTGAGCCGTAAGGGTCCCCTCTTTGTCAAGGAGCCACCCGCGGGCGCCCCTGCTGACGCCAAAGCCACCTTCGCCCCGTTACCCCCATCGGTCACCTTTGAGTCCGCCACACTTTTGGACGCTACTGCAGCATTTGCCGCCGCCCAGCAAGCGCAGCAGGGTGAGTTGATAGGGACCCTGGACACACAGGAGATCCGTAAAAAGAAGGGACCGTATGGGTGGTATGTAGTTTGCGGTACAACAAATGTGAGCCTGCGTGGCGATGAAACACTAGAACAGATTCAGGACAAACTACAGGCAAAGATTTCGTTTGCCACAACGGAAACCGCATTCGCACGGCAGGTCGGCGACTTTATGATCAAAAAGGGACCGTATGGGCTCTATTTCTACAAACACGCTCTTGTAAAGAAAACGTTTGTAAAATTTCCAGCAGCATCAAACGCGGAGACTATTAACGCAACCGATCTTGCAGCACTGTACTCGGCAGGACTCAAAAGCAAGCGGCGCGGTCCGCCTAAACCAAAGGAGTAGTGGCAGATCTTGGGTCAACAAACAATTTTATAGCTTTGTAAGAATACATTGGTTAATATATGTACTATCAAGCGGGTGTTCATAGCTATTATCAAAAAATTTGAAAGAAAAATCGGTATTTGTAGTTAAAAATTCACTTACAGCCTTTTCAACTCCGGGGCAATTTTTCCATTGATAATCATCAAAAAGAATTTTTCCTCCCTTTACCATTAACGGTGCAAAGCGTTCCAAAGTAGTCTTTGTACCATGATATGTATCCGTATCCGAATGAACAAATACAAAGGTTTCCTTCCCTTCTTTATCGCTTTCAAACGTTGATGGAAAAAATCCAACTCTATACACAACTCCTTCCATATTAATATTTGCTTTAACATCATCAAGCGAACAACTAAATTCTCCATCTACGTGAACGTCGTCGTTCGGATTACTACCTTGTATTCCGCAAAATGTATCATATGCGTAATGTGTTCTATCATTCATAATAGTATGAATAAGTTTGGAGGTAATACCTTGAAAGACTCCAATTTCGGCTGTATTGCCTTCAAGATGTTTTACGCTCTGTAATTCAATAAATAGATTTTTTGCTTTTTTATATCCTAATAAAGAATTACCCATGGATTGGAACAAATTATCGAATTCGGACATTTATAATAAAATAGATCAAATTTATTTTCTATTTTATACGTAAAAAGTCAACCTCTGTAACAAATTTTGGGAAATAAAGAATGTTATTTGATGTCCAAAGCTGAAAACGATTCACGCAGCTTGCGAATCATACACTCCAACCTATACAATTGTTCGAGATGCCGGGGTTCTTTGTCAGTTTTTGCTTTGAGTTTCGCCGCAATGACCTTCTTAATATCCTGTGCGCTAAATGGTGTAAATGTATCATTTACAGCATTCAACGTAACTAAAATATCCCATAATTGTCCGTATAATTCCTTGTCAGCCATTTGCCTTCTATATCAACCGTACAAAAAACATCAATTTTCATTTAGATTTTAAGAGCGTTCGGTGATTTATTCATTCCTGGTAGATCACCACTGTTTGCACTTAAAAACGGTTGGGGTGGCGGGTAAGGGAATCCCTCAGAGGACGCCTTCTCCAGCGGTGCGTGCGGCTCCTGAATGCCAAGCTTCTTGTGACCCCAACGGTATGTCTTATCGATTTTGCCTTCGCTCATTGGCTGACGGTAAAGACGGAAATCAAACAGCGCACCACGCAGGCGTTCATCAGGGTTCTCAAACGCCTGCGACTCCGTTTCCCAGTTGCTGCGACCAATATAATTGTCAGTGGTGTAGGACTTGAGTGGCATAAATCCGTCCATAAACTCAAGAACCATCTTGCCGTCGATATAGACACGCCAAGTCGGACGGAAATTGGTAGAATCAGTTGTTGTCAACGCAATATGTGTCCACTTTTTCAAAGGTATGGCATTTAGTGCCCGCAGCCGCATTTTACGTTGTTGGGTATCCCAGATTTCAAAAAGCAGGTTGGCACGTGGATCAACTTTAGGCGTCAATTCGTCGTCAGGATATGTATTTTGGACAGGTTCAGGACCAGGGCAGTCAAATTCCGAAACGTTTGCTTCGGTGGTTGCCATAAACTCTTGGGGTGAGACTTCGGCAGGCGCCCGTGAATTACAGACCTTGTTGTCATCACCAGGGCGCGCATTTAGTAAACCAAACGCCTGATTTACATTTCCCTTTGCCTCAATTCCTAAAAGTACATTGTCGTGACCTGGACCGTTGCCAAAGTCAAAGATCCGTGCATTGTTGGTAAATTCATCAAAATAGACCCAGACAGAGACAGCACGTAGTTGGCGGAGTTGAACACGGGTATCAAATTCTAGACGAGCATTTTCGCCAATACGAATAAATTGGTCAGCGGGAGGTTTTACATCAATATCCGCAGTAGGCAAACGATTTATAGGAATTCCCTTGGTGACTGTCTTCTTGGGATCTTCGTCAATCTTCATTTCACCGGCAATCTTAATTTGGGTATTTTCGCCGTAGTCAAGCATATCATCGAAGAAACGGTACCAGACCATAATGCCTTCAAAGAAGAACAATAGGTCCGAAATATCTGTTGGTGGGTTGTTATCTGGGGTCTCCTCACCCTGTTTGAACCGAGTATTGCCGGCAAGAACTGCCATAGCCGCCCACGCATCATTTGGTGCGGTCTTAATTTTCAAAATACGACCGTAGTCATCCTTACCGTCACCGTTCACATCACGAAAATAGTCATCGCGACTATAGCGCATACCGGCACGTGCAGAATCAGTACGATACGTGAAAGAGTCGAGCCCCTCCTGACCGGCAAGTGCACACGCCATAATACGGGAATCGGGTGCATCCATCTTTTCTACAACGCGACAGAAATCCGCTTTATAGCCAAGATTCTGTACGTCCACATATCCTTCAAAGTAGCGCGGATTGCGTATCCAGCCGTCGAGTTCTTTCATCGTGCCCGGTACAACATCGTAACGACGGGGGAAGAAACGCCCGAAATATTCTGGTACTACGCCATCCGTAAATCCTTCTATCATCATTGTATTACGGAGATATTCCCAGGCGATGATAATTACCAGCAGCGTAATGGCTGCGTAGGTCATTGTTTCCCAAACCATCTGTCTGCCTTTACTTTCGTGCGGTTATTTTTCCATCGCAGAAAACGCTGCTATGACAAATGAACCTGCGCGGGTTCGAACAGGATTTTACAAAGGATTTGGAGTCATTTGTAAGACGTCAGGCAGGCTGGGAGCCGATTTCATTTTTGAAGGCGTGGTCGGCAAAGAAAACTGCTGCGCCTGAGCGTCATAAGGTACTTGGCTTTGAAAATGGTCTGTCACCACAGACTCAGATTCATTTGTTGGATAACCAGAACAATGCATTTGAAATTATAGAATCACTTTTACGTATATATTTGAGTCCAATTGAGTATAATATAAGCGATCCGTTCGCCCCTATTGACACAGAGGCAGAGCAAGTATGGTTATTTGCAATGCGGTGGTTAGAACATTACTACGAATGTCTCATGGAGCCATTGGCAATACGAACAGAGTTTTATAAGCAGTCGCATACAAAGTTTTTAGACTTGATGCGAAAGATGTTGGCGTACAATCCGAAGAAACGTATAACATTTAATGACGCCTTGAAGATTTGGTATCCGTCAAGTACCGTTTTCTCAGTTCATCCGTTGAATGAACAGGATAGTTTGTCCACGACAGACCCAAACCCCCCTGAGGTTCAAGGGAACCTCCTTGGGATTCAAGGGAACCCCCGTAAGGGGGACATGAAGGCAACGAGTTCAGCCGAATGTCATAACCCCCTCCCTTCCGCGTCTTCCGTCTGCCACCAGCCCTTGGTGGACACGCAGGCAGTGAATTCAGCCGAATATCATAGCCATGTCCCCGCTGCGCTCCTCGCCCCACCTGTAGAGTCATCGGTATCGGCTTCGAATACTGTCCTCCCTTCAGCATCCGAGCCGTCTTCCGCGCCCCCCGCCGTGACAACCGCTGCGATAACCGCCGCGACTTCGGCGCGCTCACGCCTCGCCCTAAAACGATTGGACGGTCCCGAGGGACACAATAAAACCCGCAGAAGTCCTCGTAATTCAGGTCGCTCCCCTGCCATCGGTAATCGCGGGACGCGAGTTCGGGGTTAAAAATAAGACGTTTTAGCGCATCAAACGTTTTTACCTTATTTGAGCCGTCCTTGTGGCTCCAATATCCGTCGCGATCCTGACGATACCAATGGTAGTCAACACCCTTATGGACAACCGCCCCCACCTTACTCATTCCAGTAGGGCATCGCGCCTGGAATGTCGATTTTGTCACTTCAGGAATATCGCCCATCATAAGATTTTCGACAACCTTGCACGAGCGACGCTCTTCCTTATTTAAGGCGTTACGATGACCCGTTTTTGCGCCGGGTTGATGAAATTCATCACGGCAGTTACCGTATTTTTTACAAAGCTGCTCACCCATAGGGTCATGGACAAACATCGCATATGAATAGCAATTATGGGACTTACGAACATATGGTTTGTTATAGTACTTCGCATCACGAATCGGTTCAGAGCCTGAAAGCGGTGAGCCAGGACAGTTCTGATGCTGAGCGCAAAAAAGACTTCCTTCTAGTGGCACACGTGTACAGCCCTTGCCCGTCTGTTCATCGTAACACTGGCACGCGGCTCTAGGTTTTTTTGCCGTTTTATTTTGGGTTTTAGATAAACCCATCTTACTATATGCCTATAAATAATTTAAGATCCATGGTCTAAGGTTGACAATAAGAAGTCTGGTAAGGCACAATGAATATTGAGCAGGGCGCCAACTTTATTACCGAGCAAATCCGCAGCCGCAATCCATTTTTTGTTGGAAAGCTAGGAACCTCAGAGATAGATGTTCTTATATTTTTTACACAATATCGCCAAAAAAGCAACGCACCATCCTATCCTGAAGGTATTAAACTAAATATTGCGCGTAACGGTGGGCTTTTTCCTGCGACCGATAAGTCCATAGACAGTTGGGCAGTTCATATGTTAACAGAAGTGCTGCCGGCGGGAGCGGGCTTTGCCATTTGGAATCCAACAGTCGGCAATATTGAAAAGGCGATTTTAAATACCTTTGCGCCGAAAGCGAAACAGTTTCCTTTGCGCGCTTTGGAGCCGTATTATATGAATGTGTTAGAAGACCGATGGACGTATAATCTAACAAAACACGCAAAGGTCGCCGTAGTATCTCCGTTCTATAAAAGTATTGAGCATCAGTGGAAAAAGCGCGAGGCAATATGGGGCAATAATACGATTTGGGGTCCGATTCCACCGACAATTGTTCCTGTCCGCGCCGGATATAGCCCGTACTTATCGACATCAACGGGGCTGTGGGCTACAGCCATTATTAATGGTGGATGGCAAGCCGCTGTGGCAGACATTGTACGACAAGTAAAAGAGACAGGTGCCAGGGTTGCGATTGTCGGCTGCGGCGCCCTTTCCCTGCCGATATGTTACGCGCTCAAGCAACAGCATATTGCCTCTATTCATACAGGTGGTGCTACACAAATTTTGTTCGGAATTAAAGGACACCGATGGCTTACTCACGACACAATATCGGAGTTTTTCAACCCAGCGTGGATGTTTCCATTTCCAGAGGAGATTCCTACGGGGGCGCAGGCAGTAGAGGGTGGGTGCTATTGGTAGTTGGAAAAATTGAGTAACTTAAACTCCAATTAAGATAATGTACCATATAATAAATATGAATCCAGAGAATGTGCAGGCGCAGCCAGAAACAACGGCACTTTGTACGGCATATACCGGTAAGGGTGAACCTTGCTCTGCCAAAGGAAAGACAGAATATAACGGATTATGTAAGATACATCACAATCAGGCTGAACGCGTTAGGACGCATCAGGCACAGGCACAAGCAGCATTACAAGCAGAGCAATTAGAAAGACGTAATCGCATTTTACAGCAGAATCAGCAACGGGTGGATAATGCGCCATCTGGATCAGTTGATACATTCTTTCGCTACGCTCGTCTTATTGCCGATCTATGGATCACTCAGCGCATTCCTACTGACCAATTGGCACAGGTGTATTGTTGTATACGTAGAACATCATTGCGGCACGTAGAATGGGAGGCATTTATAAGAGCAGCAGTGGCAGTTATAAATCTTGCGCATTTCAATCCTGATGAACATCGATGGGCAGATGTACCAGAGGCGGAGAAAACTTTAGTGTTCAATAATCTTACAACAGTAATGAATCGTTTACCGCAACATAATATTCTTAATGTTCTCAAATCTACCGATTCTGTCTATATTGAATTTCAACGCCGACGGGCGGAAGAACAGAACGCAGAGCGTCTAGCTCGTGAAGCTCGACTAGCCGTTGAGCGGGCGCAACGTGAAGCCGAATTTAATAGACAGCAGCGTGAAGAAGCAGTTGTCTTCCGTCGCGATCCAGAGGGCGGAATCGACCTGGCGGCGTTTGGTCGCGACGCGCAATCGGTCCATCGTTCTTCAGTACAGCATGCAACAAGCAAGGCGGTAGAGATTCTTATCTCACGCCCTGTTCCAGCCGAGATGGAAGCCCTTGTAGAGATTACACTTGCATTTGATGATAAAACGGCGGTGCGGTTTAAAAATAATAGCAAAGAACGCGCTCTACTTGAGCTGACCAATGACTATTATAATACAGAGGCGTTTAATCGGATGTATGGTGATATTCTAGACAGAGTTTGGGCATATATTCGTATACATACAGAGCGTTCAGAACTTATACGAAGACTCGCTCAGGAAGTGACTGAGGGAATTGGAATGTGTGTAAACGGAAAAATGACCCATTTGGTAAATGTTCTCTATGCATACGATGACCAGATTACGGCGGTGATGCAAAATGAGAAGCCGTCCCGTGAGGTCTTCCAAGCAAAATTCGCAACCCTGCTAAACATTCCGTCCGCTGAGCGCGCGGCGGCAGCGACCGCTATCTTCAATGAGTACCAGATACCTGAGGAAGAGCGTGGTGAGTGGTTGAATCCACTACTAGCAACGGAATAAACCCAGTGATTCGGAAAAAAATGATGGTACTTGCCGGCATAGACGGCAAATACCAACAATGGCTCTAAGACGTATTTTAAAGGAACTTGATGATCTAAAACGCGATCCGCCGGCGGGCTGTTCGGCAGGTCCTATTGACAATGATATGTTTCATTGGGAGGGTATGATTATGGGACCGGCGGATAGTCCATTTGCGGGTGGAGTCTTCAAACTTATCGTACACTTTCCTACAGAGTATCCGTTTAAAGTGCCGCACGTCCAGTTCAAGACACGGATTTATCATCCAAATATCAACGCAAGTGGAGGCATTTGCCTTGATATTTTGAAGACGCAGTGGAGCCCTGCGCTTACAATTTCGAAGGTACTGCTGTCCATCTTGAGCCTACTAACGGACCCCAATCCTGAGGACCCCCTTATGCCAGAGATTGCGCAGCTGTATAAGACAAATAAGGCGGCGTATGAGGAAAAGGCGCGTGAGTATACAATGCTTTACGCCGGCGATAAGCCGGTAGACGCCTCAGATGAAGATGACGATGATATGATGATTGCTTAGCCAGCCTAAGCGACCCAGCGGTAAGGACCGTCGCCCAACACGGAAACCGCAGATTTTTTAGGCTCCACAACAACCGTAGCACGGCGTCCATAGACGTGCCAGTGGAAGTCGCCGCTATCGCCATACACCGTGAACTTATTGTCAGAAACACAGGACGCATTGAGCACACGCACTGACCCGTTATAGATTGGTGTAATCTGGACAGTAAGATCTGTGGCAAGTGCGTCTACGTAATCTGGTAAATCAACTACAACGCTAGTCTCTAATTCGGCGATTGTGCCGGTTCCGCGGTAGTAGACACCGGCTTCAGGTCCCTCCAAACAAGCGTGTACTAAGTATTTGGATTCATCTTTGGGATGATCAATGACGAAGGTTTTTGCTGTATTATAAGTAATTTCAGATGAAGTTGTGTTATATGTTAGAGAATATCGATTGGCTACTGTTGTAACAGCACGAATTGGTGCAATATATAATCCTGAAGTAGTTGCTGTATTGACACTTGCGCCTGAAGCATTAATAACAATTGTATTTGTGCTTTGATTAAGAGTCCCGGCAAAAGTTCCAATAGCAATTGAATAATTAGACTGATTAGTTTGCCCTGCTGATGTTCCAATAGCAATTGCATTGTTTCCTTGATTTGATTGACCTGCCGCCTGTCCTATAGCAATCGCATTTTGAGCTTGCAGATTTGAGCCAGCTCTATATCCAATAGCAATAGTAGCGTCAGCTTGATTACTTAAACCAGCTGTATTTCCAATAGCAATTGTATTTTGCACGATTGCTCCAGCTGAATTAGAATTACTATATCCTGCTTGGTATCCAATAGAAATTCCATAGGCTCCTTGAGACCGTTGACCTGCCCCCTCACCAATGGCAATTGCATATACTTGTTGATTATTTGAGCCAGCATATTCACCAATAGCAATGGAATTATTAGATTGATTGCTATAACCGGCAAAATTTCCAATAGCAACCGCCGAATTAGACTGATTAAATTGTCCTGCCTGATTTCCAATAGCAATTGAATTAGAATATTGATTTGATTGGGCTGCCTGATATCCTATAGCGATTGAATTATAATATTGAGTATTTGAACCAGCCTGATATCCTATAGCAACTGAATATGGAAATTGATTTTTGTTACCAGCAGAGCTTCCAATCGCCACCGATGTATAACCTTGAGATTGTACACCGGCAAATGGTCCAATTGCCACCGCTTCACCACCTTGCTGATTTGAGCCAGCCAGATATCCAATAGCAATTGAATTATTAGTTTGTCCGTCCCAACCTGCTTGATAACCTATAGCAATATTATTAGAAGACGAACCTCCTAAAATGTTATTTTGTCCTGCTTGGTAACCAATAACAATAGCATTTTGATTTAAATTTGACTGACCTGCCTGTTCTCCAATAGCTATTGCATAAGGATATTGATTACTATATCCTGCTTGTTCACCAATAGCAATTGTATTATTGGATTGATTATTATATCCTGCTTGATATCCAATAGCAATCGCCGAAGTATATTGATTACTAAATCCGGCGCTTTGTCCAATAGCTATTGCGTTTATTATTTGAGCACCGTTTCCTGCTTGATATCCGATAGCAACTGCGTAGTTGCCCTGGTTGTTTGAACCTGCTTGAGCACCCAGGGCAACGGCGGCACTACCTTGTGTTGTTGCTCCAGCAAAGTCACCAATACTAATTTTGGTGGTACCTGCTACCCACGCAGCACCGTTGTAATAAACATAAGTACCGTAATCTGTTGCGGCTGGAAAACTAGAACCACCACCACCGGCAGGACCTGTCGGACCTGTAGGACCAAATCCAGTTGGACCTGTATTACCAGTGCGCCCTGTAGGTCCAGTGGATCCTGTATTACCAGTGCGTCCTGTAGGTCCGGTGGAGCCCGTGTTGCCGGTGGGACCAGTGCTGCCGGGTCCAGTGGAACCAGTATTACCAGTATTACCTGTATTGCCCGTAGGACCCGTGCCAATTGGACCTGTAGAGCCAGTATTACCAGTATTACCTGTGTTTCCAGTATTACCAGTTAAACTTGATCCAGTTGGTCCAGTATTACCAGTATTACCAGTATTACCAGTGTTTCCAGTATTACCAGTCGAACCTAATCCAGTCGGTCCAGTATTACCAGTATTACCTGTCGAACCTGCTCCAGTCGGTCCAGTATTACCTGTGGAGCCTGTATTACCAGTATTACCGGTCGAACCTGCTCCAGTAGGTCCAGTATTACCAGTGGAACCTGTATTACCAGTATTGCCCGTTGCACCTAATCCAGTTGGTCCAGTATTACCCGTGGAACCTGTATTGCCAGTAAAACCTGTAGAACCTGTATTACCGGTTCGTCCAGTCGGTCCAGTATTACCAGTACTACCTGTATTGCCTGTGGGTCCTGTTGCGCCTGCTCCAGTTGGTCCAGTATTACCTGTAGAACCAGTGTTACCTGTATTGCCTGTAGCGCCTGCTCCAGTTGGTCCAGTATTACCTGTAGAACCAGTGTTACCTGTATTTCCTGTATTACCTGTCGCACCTGCTCCAGTCGGTCCAGTATTACCTGTATCTCCTGTATTTCCTGTATTGCCTGTATTACCTGTCGCACCTGCTCCAGTGGGTCCAGTCGATCCAGTATTACCTGTAGATCCTGTATTACCAGTATTACCAGTCGCACCTAATCCAGTCGGTCCAGTATTACCTGTATTGCCTGTATTACCAGTAGAACCTGTATTACCAGTATTACCAGTCAAAGCTGCTCCCGTTGGTCCAGTATTACCAGTAGATCCTGTATTACCAGTATTACCTGTCGAGCCTGCTCCAGTGGGTCCAGTATTACCTGTAGAACCTGTATTACCAGTATTACCTGTCGCACCTGCTCCAGTCGGTCCGGTGCTTCCAGTAGAACCAGTGTTACCTGTATTACCTGTGTTACCCGTGGCACCTGCTCCAGTCGGTCCAGTAGTACCAGTAAACCCAGTTGAACCTGTATTACCAGTATTACCTGTCGCACCGGCGCCAGTCGGTCCGGTGGTACCAGTCGAGCCGGTGGAGCCTGTGTTACCAGTTGGTCCGGTTGATCCAGTATTACCTGTAGAACCTGTATTACCAGTATTACCTGTTCGTCCAGTCGGTCCTATAGTACCGGTAGAACCTGTATTACCAGTGTTTCCTGTAGATCCTGTAAAACCAGTATTTCCTGTAGAGCCGGTTGGACCAATGGCAAGAGGATCAAAGTGAAGGTTTACTAAGGTTGCCGTTGCACCACTTCCAACGGCATTTAGATATAGTGTAGTGCCTGTATAAGTGGCGGTACCTGATAAAACTAGTATACCATTCACATAGAATAGATTATTATATGTTTGTGAATTTACGCTGACTTGCGATGTAATAATTTGAAACAGTGTTGTTGTATCATACCCTGTTGTTAATAGACCAGTACTACCGTTTGCGTATCTTATAGTAAATGTGCCTGCGCTTGTTATTGCGAATCCTGTCACATTGTTTGTACCAATATTGCCTGTATCAGTAAATCCTATAACGCAATCTTGATTGACATTTCCACACTGGAATGTACAATTAATTGCTCCGCTGTAGGTTTGTAAAGAATATACATATCCGCCGCTTGGCAGAGTTACAGATGTTGGTGATACTACAGATGCTCCACTTGCGGCATTTAATGAAAATGTACCGGCAGATGTGCCGGCTGTTCCCATAGGTCCTGTATTGCCGGTGGATCCCGTTGAGCCAGTATTACCAGTAGAACCAGTAGAGCCCATAGTACCAGTCGAGCCGGTGTTACCAGTATTACCTGTAGCTCCAATATAACCAGTAGGTCCAGTTGAGCCAGTATTACCTGTAGATCCTGTAAGGGAAGAACCTGTAGGTCCGGTGTTACCAGTGAAACCGGTGGAACCTGTAGGTCCAGTGGGACCTGTTCCTAATGGTCCAGTAGGTCCAGTAGATCCTGTATTACCTGTATTGCCTGTAGGACCAGTTCCAATGGGACCGGTGGGACCGGTTGAGCCTGTATTACCGGTACTACCAGTGGAACCAGTATTTCCAGTCCTGCCAGTGGGTCCAGTGTTTCCAGTAAATCCTGTGCTACCAGTATTTCCTGTAAATCCAGTATTACCTGTATTACCCGTTGGACCTAAAATATTGTAGGTAAATAATACTGGTGTATCAAGTGTCCATGCTGCTGTAGAACCTACCAGTTTACCTGTTAACTGGTAATAGGTTCCTGTGTCAATCACGTTTGTAATAAGAATAACTTCACCTAATCCAATATTGGCACCTTGTCCTGTTAAATTAATATATACAGAGAGTCCGGCAATAAAGGATGTAATCATATTATACGTAAATGTATAGGCATCTCCAATAAGTGCGGTGTAGTTCAGATTTAATGTAATAGTTTGACCAATAACAGTCTGGGTGAATTGCCCAACATCGTACGCAGGATCGTAGTTATATATAACATATGTTGGTGTGCCTGTTGTGCCGGTGGGACCTGTTGCGCCAGTAAGAGACGCGTCGCCACCAGGACCCTGAGGACCTGTAAATCCTGTTGGACCTGTATTACCAGTTGCACCAGTTAACGACGCTGAACCAGCGGGACCAGTGGGACCTGTACCGATGGGACCCGTGGGACCCGTATTACCAGTCGACCCTGTTGTTCCTGTAGAACCAGTATTACCAGTATTTCCAGTAGATCCACTATTACCAGTGGACCCTGTGTTACCAGTGTTACCCATAGATCCGGTGGGTCCAGTGGCACCTGTAGAGCCTGTATTACCTGTGCGTCCTGTAGATCCTGTAGAGCCTGTGTTTCCTGTGAAACCAGTAGCACCCGTCTGCGATGCTGTGCCGGCGGGACCTACTGGTCCAGTGTAACCAGTCGGTCCAGTACTACCGGTTGCGCCAGTATTTGTAGCAGTACCCGCAGGACCAGTGGGACCTGTACCAATTGGACCAGTGGGTCCGGTGTTACCCGTGGAGCCTGATGAACCGGTATTACCAGTGGGTCCTGTTCCTATAGGACCAGTTGGACCTGTATTACCTGTGCGTCCCGTTGAACCAGTATTACCAGTGGGTCCGGTGCCGAGTGGACCAGTGGGACCTGTATTACCAGTAGAACCTGATGAACCAGTTGTACCGGTGGGTCCTGTACCAATAGGACCTGTTGGACCAGTATTACCTGTAGGTCCAGTCGACCCTGTCCTACCTGTGGCTCCTGTACTTCCAGTATTACCAGTATTACCAGTATTTCCTGTAAAACCGGTCGAACCTGTGGTACCTGTAGGTCCGGTGCCAAGTGGACCGGTGGGACCAGTATTTCCTGTAAACCCCGTTGAACCTGTTGTGCCGGTAGGTCCTGTGCCAAGTGGACCTGTGGGACCGGTATTTCCTGTATTACCAGTATTACCAGTTGTGCCGGTAGGTCCGGTGCCAAGTGGACCTGTGGGACCAGTATTTCCTGTGAAACCGGTATTACCTGTTGCGCCGGTCGATCCAGTATTACCAGTGCGTCCTGTATTTCCAGTATTGCCAGTTGCGCCAGTATTTGCGGCTGTACCAGCAGGACCTGTAACTCCTGTAGGTCCAGTATTACCGGTTGCGCCTGTATTTGCGGCAGTGCCGGCAGGACCTGTAACTCCTGTAGGTCCAGTATTACCTGTTGAACCGGTCAAACCTGTTGAACCAGTGTTACCGGTATTGCCCGTTGCATTGCCACCAATTGAATTAAAGACAAGTTCCTTTGTAGTTGAGTTGTAGTGTAAAAATCCGCCAACAATTGTTTCATCATTGCGAATTGGCGAAATATATACTGAATTTGCTATACTTGTATTCAGTGCCGTATTACTCGCATTAATAACAATTGTATTCGTACTTTGACTCACATAACCTGCTCGATATCCCATCGCAATTGTATAGGCGCCTTGTGTAGAATATCCCGCTTGCCAACCGATAGCAATTCCACCAGTTCCCTGATTGCTTTGCCCTGCCGCATTGCCAATTGCTACAGTATTTCCTCCTTGTGAATTACTACCAGAGGCTACACCAATAGATACAGAACTACCGCCAGAGCTGCCGGCACCATATCCTATGGCAACTGATTGAGTTCCTAGTGTTGTGGCACCTGAACCAATTGCCACTGAGTAACCACCTTGAGTAGATTGAGACGCAAGATAACCTATAGCAACACTTTGCGTTCCTTGGTTACCTCGTCCAGCATATTGACCAATCGCCACCGAATTATTTGATTGATTGCTTTGTCCAGAATATTGACCAATAGCAATTCCATTCGTTCCTTGATTGTATTGTGCAGTGTTATAACCGATAGCAATAGCGTTTGCTTGCTGTGTAGAGAGAGCAGCAGACGTTCCAATCGCAACAGCATTTATACCTTGACTGATTATACCAGCACCGGCACCATAGGCAATTGTTGACACGCGCGTGAAGGGAATAGGGTCAAAGCCAACATAGGGAAGGACGGTGCGTGATGCAATCGCATACGCCCCAGTGCCTGTAAAAATATTCGCACCCAGTCCTACCCAATTAATTCCATCATAACTGTAAATTAGTGTATTTGTTCCTGTTGCCGCAGCGACCCATAGATTGCCGTTCCACGCAATGGACTTTATTAAAGTCGCTCCAGCATATACAATGCTTGTCCACCCACCGGTGGTCGTCGGATTTGTAGCATACGCAAATTTATTACTACCGACTGCTATCCATAAAGACCCGTTCCAGGCTATACCTGAGCCAATTGAACCTATTATAGTTCCCCCCAAACCAGTCCAATTAATTCCGTTATAACTAAAAGCAAGATCGTTTCCTCCAGAACCACCTGCTACCCATACAGATCCGTTCCAAGCTATACTATATCCAGTACCGAATATAGTTGTTCCAAGACCAGTCCAATTAATTCCATCATAGCTATAAGCAATACTATTGCTTCCTCCACCCAATGCGACCCACAGACTTCCGTTCCAGGCTACATCAATACCTACCGAAAATACTGATTTTGCGAGTCCAACCCAATTGATTCCATCGTAACTATATCCGAGGGAATTTGTTAATCCAGAACCAGTGGCAACCCACATATAGCCGTTCCAAGCAACGGAGTATCCTTGACCTCCAGAGAATATGCTGAGTCCAAGTCCAGTCCAACGAATACCGTCAGAACTATAGGCAATAGTATTTCCTCCAGATCCGACAGCGACCCATAATGATCCATTCCATGCTATACCGTGTGTACCATTTATTAAACCAGTTGTAAAGACTGATGTTCCAAGACCAGTCCAGGTTATTCCATCATATGTATATGCAAGTGTATTTGTGCCTCCAGATCCACCAGCGACCATAAAATTATTTGTGGGTGTTAAATTTGGAACAAGATGACCATTAATGCTACTGACAGTGAGAGATGAAATAGATGCGGTCGTTGTACTCAGTATGCCACCACTACCACTGCCACCCTGTGAATTAAAGACGATTTCCTTGGTGGTTGAGTTGTAATGTAAGAATCCGCCAAGAATAGATTCATCTTGACGAATAGGATTTATAAACAGACCAAGTGTGCCCAATGATGTGCTTGTATTTGCAATACCTACTCCGTTAATACTGCTTACTAATACTTGCGCAGTTGAAGCATTAACAATAGGAGTATTAAACTGTACTTGAGCATTATTACATATTTCGTCGAATTTACCGATATTTTTGATATAGTAGTTTGTTACAGTCGAGGTGTTAGTTAATGGGTCTACAGTATATTCTATCACTTGTATTTGTTGGGTAATAGGAACAAAAGCCGCGCGTACAGAATTGGTATTTGTCTGCGTTGATAGACCTGGAAACCAACCAATTTGAACTTGCTGCCCCTGTGTAATGGTTGTTGTCGAAGGTCCGTATCTAAGCGTCGATGCCGCATAGAGATACTCTTTATCAATTGCAAATCGAACATTTGTAAAACTATCAGAAAAGGTCAAAAAATCGGTATTTGTAGAAATAATAGTACTTCCAGCATAAATAATACAGGGATCGTAGATTGAATTAACTAGCGCATTATCTGTAACAGAATTATAACCAAGTCTTAATAAATTAGTACTTACCGTTGAAATATTAATAACATTGGGTGTTTGAAAATAACTCGAAATACTATTGTAATTCTGAAGCCCGGTTGAGGTCAATAAGACATTAATGAGTGCTATACTACTTACTAATTCACCGGTAAGGGTTGAATATTCTGTAGCCAGACCTATACTTGTGCTTTGTAAGTATATAATAGAACTTAGTGAGGAAAGCTGAACAGAATTGAAAAATATTGTTCCACTACTTACTGTCAAAGTGGTATTACCTGTGCCAACATACTGAAGCGTACGACCACCAACGGTATAATCTGGTAAAGTGGAAAATGGTAATACTTGTCCATCTGCTATAATTTGTTCGGGACCGGTATTGTAAATAATAAGACCACCATTGCTTGTATTTGAATAAAACTGCATACCGGCACCTGGAGTAAAATTCATTATATTGTATCCAGGCGTTGGTACATACTGGTAAAGTCCACCATCTGCTGTTGGCGCATCAATCTCGTTGACAGCGGGTGATGAAAAGGTTGACATCATTGAGGACGCAAAATAGGTACCTCCATCACCACGACTTAGCAATGGCTGGTTTGCCGGAATAGGATTATTCGCAAAGTCCTTAAAGACGATATCGCGAACAAAAAGGGTGTCCACATTGAATGTTTTCGTCTGCCTGTTCTGCCCTGACATCACAGGTTCTACTACTTTATCGTTTTTATGTTTTTTAGGTAGACCACCGCAGTTTGTGTATTGTTTTGTTTTTTTTGTTTTTTTTTGCTTTACTCCTCATCGTCACTATCGCCACAGATTTCAACGCGGTTATCAACCCAGCGACCAACATACTGATCAGCCACCGCATTCATCTCAGGCGTTGCCTTGGCAATATCGGCATAGTAGACCTTGTTTGTCTCAAGATTGCGGATATGAGCGCGTCCCTCATAGAGGAAGCTTCGCCACTTTGCAGTCACGGGCGACACGTCTGCGGCAACTGTGTCCGTTGTTGCCACACTGGCTGCCGCTGCTGCTGCAGCCGCTGCCTTCTTGGGGGAGCGCTTGGCAGCCGTGCCTGATGCAGGAGCCACCACAACAGCGGCAGCGGCAGCAGCCCCATTGGGGCGGAAAATGTCATCGTGGATGCCGTTGGGGTACTTCTTGAGAAAGTGCTCAGAGCCAACAATCTTTGCACGCGGATAGATTACGTTCTCGTCAAGCCGTCCCTGCCAGGATGAGTCGTTGACAGTAGGATCCGCCTTGTATGTAGCGTCCTTGGTCGCACAGCTAGCGCACAGCTTGGACCCGGGCGTCGGCTTTCTGCTACACTGCCGCTCAGGGAAGATCATACCTTTGTTGGCACCCGTATCGCCCTGGCGAGTACCAACAATGGGCTTCTCTACATCGATACGCCGACCGAGGCAGCGGTTGGAGTCGATGGTCTGGAGGCGTGAAGGGTGCGTGCGCCACGGATCGCCGCCGGTAGCGACAGGCGTAGCGGCATGTGCAGCATCAGTGGCAGGTGCAGCATCAGCGGCAGCGGGTGCCTCACCAGCCGCGGCAGCCGCCTTAGCAGTCTTACGCACTTTCTTCTCCTTGACGGGCACAGGCGCATCATCAACCGGCGCATCCGCAACCGGCACGGCGGCAGGCACAAGGGCGCGGAGTCCATCAAGAATGGACGAAGGAATCGGCATGCCAGTGCCGAGGCACAGGACAGCCTTTGTAAGGAGGACGATAGAATCAGAAGGAAGGGCGGACATTTGGAGGAAAGTAATGGAAAGAACTGCACCACAAAACAACAACCGGCAAGCTAGTGCTATCAATTTTTTCCTAGGAACTAGAGTAAGATATGAAACCGTTCGTAGATATGTTGATTGCAAATATTCCAATATTTTTCATACTCCTAGTCTTAATTTGTTTGATATACAGCGAATTTTCGGGAATATGTATTAGCTGGGACAACATAGGTAGTATATTACACGGAGTAGTAGTGGGCGATTCGGTAAAAGTATTAGGATAATCCATAAAAAATGATGGTTCTTAACGGCACTATAACAAGGTTACTATTCCAATGGATACACCAGTTCCTGATACACTTATTCGTGCATCAGTACAAGGTATTGTATACCTGATTAATTCGCAAACGGGCGCAGTGTATACATATAATACGGAATCGCCAACGTACATCGGACAACTCGAACGTATTCCGGATACTGATAAGCATCTGATGTCAAAGCAGAATGGCTGCCTCCATTACGCAAAGGTGAAGTACCGCGATGATATTCGTACGGTGATGGAACATCTGCGATCTTGATTTAGAACGCTCGCCTACCTTTTAAAAAAATGAACCCCTTAACACCCACCATTCAGTATTCACCCCAAATGAATACACTTATTGAAGATATGTTACGCCAACGCAAATTACTGCTTTGGCGTAAAATACTAGAAACCTTTCCTATTGAAAAAAAATACCGCGATCGCGTTACTAAGAAAATCCTCCAACTATCGGAAGTGGATTTGCCGCCGCATACCGAGCCGCCAAAATCCGACGCTCCGCACGATGATATGCCAGTTGCTCCTCATTGCTCTGAAATTGATACGTAAATGTACTATGTAATACGTTAAATGTACTAACTTGTACATAAATAGCTGTATCGGCATTATTTTCAGTTTTTTGGCTTTCACTGATCGGCGCCGGCGATACAATTTGCGAAGGGACTTGCGAGAATCTAGGCGGTCCAGTCGTATAACTGGATGTTGGTATAGGCAATAGCGAAATAGATTGGAAAAATACCGGTGAAATATAAGGATATCGAATTGTATGAAGTTGCTGCCCAACACGAAAATCGCTCGCTTCTTGATTGCTTGCAAACACATACCAGTTCGGAAAGCCGCCATTAAGAATATTCAAATAGATAGCAAAGTTAATTGCCTGAACACGGTTAAAAGTATCCCATTGCCGTTGTAAAGTAAGGATGTCGCTTTTTGTTTTGTATTTAACACCTGATAAATCGTAAGCGGATTGAGGAATAACGCCATTTCCAATAATTGACGAAAGGTACTGGTCATACGTATATTGTGATAAATATGATGGATATGGATTCTGACTTAGAGACTGACAGTTCATTTCCTTATTCACACACTGGGATTTTAAATAGCACGGTCATCGTACTCCTGCTCGCGCTCATCCTCCTCTGATGAAAGATCCTTACTATAATCGACTACACGTTCACGCTGCCTACGATTGTAGCGGAGATGCATTTCATATTCATGGGCAGTTTCATAATCCATTTCATCGGGCGAGCTGTCCTCGTGAACATAATCTTCATCGTTTGTACGCGGCTTATAGAATTGACTAACTATTAGTGTCTGCCGACGTTCGGCGCTTTCAAGAAGCTTGGCGGCGGCAAGCCGCTGCACTTCGGTCTGCTGTTCAGCCTTAGCGGCAGCCTCTGCTTCAGCCATTTCCTTCACCTTTTGTGCAAAGGACAAAACAGGCTTCTTGGAGGGTACGGGACCACTCACTGCGACGCCGCCAAGACTAGGAAAGGATTTATCGTTGACAACAACGGAAGGAAGCTTTAGCGCCGACTTTGCCCACGTAGACATTTGTAAGAAAGCACAGGAGGGAGTGACATTCACTCTTGTGCCCGAAACCGGTTTCAATTTTTTTGAACACTTTACGTATCATCAAACATCATCTTGCCTTTACCACCAGAGATTTCAAACACATTCCACGCTTCACCATAACTTAATAAGAAGGTCTTACGACTATTATTACGAGGATCTAGAGGTATAGGACCTAGCACAGGATAAAGGACGGGAAGAACGGCGCGGGTAAATTGTAGGGTACCGGCGGGCTGCGCGGTATCAAACGCACCGAAGGTAATAACATAGACTTCTTGAGGAACTGGATATGTATAGTCAAGTCCTATACGAATACTTTTCCAATAGGCAGTTACTTCACGAAATACCGCAATATCCCATTGTTTAATACGATCAATATTGGAAATATTCAGGCGTAAAGACGTTAAAAAGGCTGAGTTATCAGCGGCAGATAGGACAAGGCGTTGTCCAGCAAGCGTGGATGCGTACGACCGGAGACCTACTAACATACGACTGACTGAGCCAATCATATCAATGGTAAAGGGGAGTTGTACAGTTGCTGAGTAGGGTGGAGAAGCAGCAGTAAACGAATTATCCTCGATAGTGAATTGTTCGTGGCGAATATTTGTATAAGGAATACGTAAGGTCTGTGATTTTATCCATAGATTCGCATCACGGGGTAGATAGAGTTGGGTGGATTCTAAACTCATTTGAATCGGCTGAATCTGCTCTAATGGAAGTGTTACTTGTGTAGTATCAATAGGTCCCCCCTGTGTCGCCTGAATGCGCAGGGGCTTACCACCCCACGGCTGGGGCTGTAGGCGTCCATCACTTGCCACCACAACCTCGTTCAACTTGCGTAGATAGATACGAATACGCCAACGCTGCTGACTTAGGGCAACAAGAGGAAATCCAGGAGCAAACGCCTCTTCGGCGCCGAGAACTGGTATAGGAACACGTAGTTCTGCTAATGTGGCAGAGCGTCCAATGGCAAGGGGGGTTTCTACGCGTGAGCCAACTTCGTCGTTCATTAGAAATACAGGACCCGTTTCCGCCATTTGACGTTGCCTCCACGATAGATATTCACCATATGTTTCGTGAATAAGGACCTGGTCTTGAAAGATCTGAATCTTATCTATAATCTGGAATCCAGTGTTGTTTGTATATCCAAAGGTGACACCACTGGCGTCGGTTACAATACCGGTAGGATTTGCTGCCACTGCTGCTGGCGGTAACCACGTAGGCAGTTGGATATGGAGAAAAAAGTATTTTGCCATATCGCCTCGATGGTCAATATCAAAATCTACCCAGCGCCCCCAATCAGGCTGATTGCGTGGCTGGGTTATATAGATTTCCTTGGTGAAAGGTACAGAGCGCATGTAGACGCTGTGAAAGAAGGACACTGTGGGATTTGCGGTGAAAAAGATGTCTTTTTTACCCCTTGCCACAAGTTCCATTAAACCACCGGAGCGAGATGTCATTGTGAATCTCCTTAATTTATACCTACTGAATTTTAAACCCGCACATCAATAGAGATGTTTCACTCCTTAATGACTGCCTTTACAGCACTGCTGTTTGTTGTGCTTACACCCGGCATACTTGTTACATTACCACCGAAGGGAAAGCCGTTAGTTGTTGCGCTCACACACGGTCTTCTATTTGCAGTTATTTACGCATTAACACACAAGGCGGTTGAGGCTATTGTTAAAAAATACGAGGGTTTCCAGAATGAATATGTTTTTCCACCGGCGATCAAGAACGGGGATATTTGTAAGACACAGACGTGTATGTGTAATGGCGCGGAGATTGCTGAAGCGGGACGCTGTCAGTAAATAACAGTAAATAAAATTATAAAATAGAGATGAAGAAATCTTCTATTAGACAATTTACTAGAAAGTGTCTAAAAGCAGGGTATAAGGAAAAGGTTTGTAAGAATGCGTGGGTGTTTGGAAAACTACCGACAAAGGAATTACAAACTATGTACAAAAACACGTTCAAGACTCAGAAAACATTTAAATATCCGCATACTATCAAACAGTCTAAAACACTAAAATATGCGAAAGCACCAAAAAAGTTAACAAAAGCGATGCTTATTAAAGCGTCTGGACTGCGTATTTTTCCATGATCCAAATTAGAATGGCAAAAACTCGTAAAGCTCGTCGCACAAATCTGAACCGTCAAAATGGTACACGCCGCCTGTTGCCGAAGCTCAACAACGGTAGCCAGATTGTGCAAAACTGGATGACAGGTAAAACAACACCGCAACAAATTGCGCGCACAAACCGTAATATTCGTATCACCTATTTGGCAGACCCACATATGCCCTCGCATGTTCAGAAGCAGGTACGCAACGCTCTAAACCGCTTTAAAGCAACAGGCTCGGTCTATCCCCAGGCGTAGGCTTAAAACAATAAAACCCAGAATGACTAACGATGAGTTTTCCGAACATCAGCACCGGCTATGGGCTTTCCATCCAGCCTGTAACCCCGCCAAAGCTGAGCGAGCTCAAAGCGACGGACGACAAGCCCAATGTTATTTTAACGACGATTCGCATTCCAGATGAACATATTTGGGCGAATGGTCTATTTCAAAATGTCTATATTATCTATCGTATGCTGGAGGTAATGGGGCTCAAGCCCTGGCTACTTGTTGACAATAACGAGAATCACAAAGATGCAACGGTTCACAAGAAGTTCCGTATGATGGATTTTAAGATATACGCAGCAAACCCTTTCCCTGTTGTATCGTACCTCGAAATGGGTATGTCATGCGACCCAGGCATTCGACGATTTTTCCGATCTATGGGTGCCAAGGTGTCAAAGCTCTACCTTGGCAACATCTTGAACATTGATATTGAAACAATTACATTTATGAAGGGCGTTAATTTTAGTCATCACGTTGCCGGCGAACTCGACGAGATTTGGGTAAGCCCGCACTACGATTTTCACGCCGAATACGCCGGCTCAATCAACGCCCTTTGTGGGAAGACACGGATTGCCCCATACGTGTGGGACCCTATGTTTATTGAAGATGTAGGGCAGGCGTATGATGATAAAGGGCTATCCCTTGAATCAGAGCGCACGTTTGTCATTATGGAGCCAAATATTAGTTTCCAGAAGAACTCGGTCATTCCTATTATGATTATGGAGGCGTATTATCGCCGTCATCCTCAGCGCGTTGAACAGATTATTGCAATCAATGGCGAGCGTCTCAAGCAGAGCCCATATTATCAGGCGTCGATCTTACCAAATCTTACCATTCATACAAATGGTAAACTCCAACTTACCCCGCGGGCTCATATTGTCAACTTGGTAAAAGCATTCCCCTCGGCAATTATTGTAATGCATCAGGTAAATAACGAATATAATTACAGCTTCTTAGAGTTTATCACAATGGGCTTCCCTGTTGTTCATAATATCAAGCGTTTCAAGGAATACGGATATTATTACGATACAAATGACTTTGATGGTGGAGCAGATCAGATTGAGCGTATTATTAAGTATCACGAATGCAATAAGGTAGCCTACGCAGCACAGGTCAAGCAGCTGACGTGGAACTTTTCCATCAACAACCCCAGTAATATTGAAGGGTGGAAGGAGCTCCTATTTGTGCGGGCGCCGGCGACCCAAGAGTCCCCTCTGACCCCCTTCGTCGGGAAACCATAAATCTAGTATTTTTTTGTCACTCTAATCGGATTTCCTATTAGAGTGACAAATGTGTTTTTTTCTGGCTCTGGGCGGTAAAATTTGATTAGCCCCACCGGCGGTGGTTGGTTGTCACTTCCCCCATCTTAGATTTGAAGATGTCGTCCTCTGTAACTGTTGACCAGGCTGATATCGCCACACTTTCCAAGGCACTTGCCGTCGCTCTGGATCGTAAGGAGGCTGCTGATAAGGCGGCGGGCTTCTTTCGTGCTGATGACTCACCCGATTGGTATAGTCTCCCTGATAATTTCACAACGCCAAAGCGTCTGTCCCCTCAGCTATGTTCTTTCCTCGGCATTCGGAATGGAACAATGCTTTCACCTTGTGAGGTAACCTCGGCAATCTATAAGTATGCGGAGGAAAAAAATCTGGTTGACAAGCAGATCATCAGGACGGATACAGCACTCCGCACACTGCTTGCACTAACGCCAGACGACGAGCTAAAGATGCTCAACCTTCAGCGTTTCGTCAAGCCCCACTACCTGACGGCTTAATTTTATACTTATCATATTCCCTTTAGTTTTTTAGCGCCCGCGGCAACGAAGCCGGTCTAAAAACGAACGATAAGACATCTTATAGACCACAATGAAGGTTGGCATCACTGTAAGATTTCTTAACAGCTATTTCAGTGGCGGCATTCCCCAGGTAGCGTGCTCATTGGCAAAGGCGCTCCAAACCGCAGGGAACAATGTAACACTCCTTTACCCTGCCGGCGAGCAGGACTGGTTTATGGACGTCCAAGGGCTCAAAGCCTCTCTTCCCCCGCGTGCGCCCTGGGACCCAAAATCGACCGACCACTACGACGCCGTTTTTGAAGTGGTCTGGTCGTTTCCGACAGAGGATCGCCCCAAAGTCGCCGATCACCGTATTCTCTGGGTCCACCAGCCCCCCATTTTTCACGACATCGAGTCATCCGTATATCCTTGGAATAACAATCAACGGTCGTTCAAACACATAACCGCGATCGCCACCTACGATTTCTATTCGGCACAGGACGTCAGATACCTCGAGTTTTTGTCAGGTGTTCAGGTGTTCCAAGTACCTTTTCTATGGAATCCTGAAGCTCTCAACATCTTTTGTCAGGAGAATAGTGTACCAGAGTGGAAAGAGTCGGCAAAACGCGTTGAAGGATTAATACCCAAGGACGCACATCCGTCAGCCTCTTGGTGTGCACGTATTGTTGAAAGCAATTTCAGTAATACGAGCCATTGTAATATTCCGTTAAATATTCTAACGCAGATTCGCGTCAAGGGCGATCCTGTGCGTTTCAATGTTCACAATGGTGAACACGTCGCTACCAATGAGTTTTTTAAGACTAATGTTGTGAAGAATCTACTGCTACCTGATATCAGTGGTGCTATTGTACCTCGTGTTAGACTACCAGATCTACGTATGGAAAAGTCGTTTATTATTGCGCATCAGCGGTTCCGCCCCCTTAAGATGTTTATGCTTGACGCGCTGTATCTTGGTATTCCTCTTATCCACAACTGCGATCTTTTAACTGAAATGGGTGCGCCGTATGGATATAAGCTCAATCAAATTATAGATGCAACCGCAGCGTGGGCACGACTCAAGAAGGATTACGAAAATGATAAACTCCTTTTTAACACAAGTGTCCACGGCGCAATGAAGGTAAAACTTGTTAAGCGATTTTCGCCGGTTGCGCTTTCAACAACATATAATGAGTTCTTGAAGCGTGCTATCACACCCAAGTCTATTCCTAAATCTATAATCCCCCATAGCCAAACAAAGGAACTACGCGTACATTTTTGTGAGTTGTGGAGTGAGTTTGTGCCGAAGTACAACTTCTTTATGTATCTATTCTCTTGGATTGGTGTAACAAATAATATCCGTGTTATCCTGGACAGCAAGACTCCAAATCTAGTAGTCTATGGACCCCTCAGCCAAGGACAGGAAAAGGCGTATCCTGGTGTGAGCAAACTATGGTTTACAGGTGAAAACACGCCGCCACCGAACGACAAGGATATTATGTTGAGCCTTGGTTTTCAGTATAGCACGGCGTCCAATTACATTCGCCTGCCTTTATGGATTATTGAGGTGAATTGGTTTGGCGGAGACCCAAATAAGATTGTCAACCCGCGTCCTGTTTCCGTCCAAGCCGCCACTACAGTTGATCAGTCAGTTATTGATAATAAGAGTAAGTTCTGCGCCTTTGTTGCCACGAATCCGAACAATAATAATCGTAATGTGGCGTTCCAGATTCTCAACAATTGGAAGCCGGTCGATTCTGCGGGGCGACTGATGTGCAATCGTCCTGAGGGTCCTATTCCGGCGGGTTTGGGCGGTGGCGGCGGTGAACTTGCAAAGGTTGAGTATTACAAGGACTACAAGTTTGTGATTACATATGAAAATTCGGCGGGTCCTGGCTATACGACGGAGAAGATCTTTCACGCAAAGGTTGCGGGTGCTGTGCCCATTTATTGGGGAGATCCTTTTGTTGACCGCGATTTTGATTCGAGCGGATTCATTAACGCAAATCAGGTAAGCAAGCCTGAGGAACTGATTCAGGCAGTGAAAAAGGTTATGGATGATCCGGCGCTTTGGCGTAAAATGGCGTCGGTGCCGGCAATTACACCGGGCAAGCGTGCACATTGTGAGAATATAATGGAACAGGTAGGTAAGCGCGTTTTTAAACTCATTTTGGACGCAGATGTGAAGATCGATTCTTGGGCTAAAGCGGAGACTTTTGGTACAATGTATGAAACAATGAATTATTCCCAGCTATACCCGTCCCAGCCAGCTCAATCTTCGACGCCCCCTGCGCCCCCTGCGCCCGCTGCCCCTGCTGCCCCCGCTGCACCTGCTGCACCCGTCACAATGTCAGCACCTCGCGTATTTGTAACTGCGGCGAATAAGCACTATCTAGACTCAGCAGTCAATATTATTGTGTCTATGAAGTTCTATGAGCCAAACGTTCCAAGGATTGTCTATGTATGGAAGGATGTAACTGATGAGCATTGCGCTCTTCTTCAACAGTATGGTGCAACTGAAGTTCGCCGCTTTCCAGAGCAGCACGGTCCCTGGCGTGACTTTTGGGAGCCTCAGCATTTCGCTTGGAAGCTCTGGCTACATACGGAAGTCGCCAATAAGAGTGAGCCTGGAACCCTTGTACTCTATATGGATTCAGGCATCTCGATTGCGTCCCCCATTACAGCGATTTGGTCTGCTATTCAGGATAAGGACATTTTCCTCTTGGATGATCACGAACAGACAAACGAACGCTGGTGCCATCCAACCTTTTGTAAGATACTCCAGGTCACGCCAGACGAACTTAAGACAAACCAGATTTGGGCAGGCTGTATTGGATACAAGGTTGGTGGAAAGTATATGAATTCAGTTCATAAACAGGCTATCGGAATTGCTGAAAACAATCGTGATGCGATTGTTGGTGAGAAGTGGAATCCTTATTCACAGGTATGCCTGGGTCACCGTCACGATCAGTCGATTCTCAGCATTCTTACACAGCGTGCTGGCGCCCCTCGCCTACCGCTCAAGGAGTTTTATTGCGACCGTTCTATGCGCACGGCACAGCAGTGGGGCACTCCTCTCTATGTATACCGTGGCAATTTCAAGGATATTGTGCCTTTTACGGATAGTATTGATGAGGCTTATGTTATCAATCTAGATCGTCGTAAGGACCGCCTTGATAAGTTCAAGACTACGCATAAGAATATTAAGGACCGTGTGTATCTATGGAAGGCGATTGATGGTCGCACAATGACTCTAACACCTGATCTTGTAAATTGTTTCCGTAATAACGATTTCAACTGGAAGAAGTCAGTTATGGGTTGTGCTTTATCTCATTTGGGTCTATGGGAGAAGCTAGCAAATGATAAGCTTGCGAAGACATATCTCATTATGGAAGACGATGTTGTTCTGTTTGACCGTTGGATTCTACGCTGGATGACGGCGGCGAAGCATATGCCTAAGGATGCAGATGTCATTTATTTGGGCGGTGTTCTTCCGCCAAACAAGGAAGCGTTTGCAACTGTAGCAGAGCAGGTAAATGAGTACTTTGGCAGAGTAGCACCAAATACCCTCTATTCATCAACTCCTCGTCGTTATTTCCACTTCTGTAACTACGCCTATATTCTTACGCAGCAGGGTGCTCGTAAGCTAATTGGACTTGTCAAGGAGAAGGGTGTGTTTACAAGCGGTGATCATATGATTGTGAATCACGGAGATAATCTGCTGAATATCTACTTTACTCTTCCTCTGCTTGCAACGTGTTTCCAGGAGAACGATCCTATCTACCAGAAGTCGGATTTCAACAACTTTAACCGTGTGGATAACTTTGATAGCGATCTATGGAATAATACGGAGTGTTTCACCAAGGAGGAGACATTTGCTGTGCTCAGTCAGGATCTTCAGAAGCAGAAGTTTAAGGTGGTGGGTGATACAATGCCTGGCACATCGGCTGGAACGTATACGCAGACAGCAGCACCAGCGCCTACCTCTGCCGATTTTGCCACTGTATGGAATCGACTTCTGCAAGCGACCATTATGAAGAATGATGCCGACTTCAAGCCGGCGCTAGATGCGATGATTTCTATCTGGGCAACGACCAACTTTGAATCTACAAAGTCTTATCTTGCGATGTTTGAGCAGCTCATTGTATCTGAGAATGAGATGTTTATGCGTTACAAGACGGATGTTTACGAAAATCTCAAGCGCCGATTTGACCTGTCTAATACTAGCATATGGGGTAATATTTTAGCAAAGATTGCTCCTGCCTCATCTGCGTCAACAGATACAATTCCTATTTTTTATCTGAAGACGATCAAGCCAGATTTTCTAGAGAATGATTGGCTAAACTCACTGTTTCCTAAGCCGATTCAGTGGGTCCAACTTGAGTCGTTCGATGAGCTTACAAAGGCAACTGACCCTATTCTGCTTTTCCAGACAATTCCAGGTGAAAGCGCCCTGGGTTATATCTACAATGGCTTTGCAAGCGGTCTAGAGAAGCTAGGCAAGCAAATGACAATTCTCCATCTCAGTGACGAGTTTGGAAGGGATCCTGTAGATTTTTACAACTCGCCGGCAGTGAAGCGCGTTATTCGTAACTATGCTCGTCCCAATCTACCAATGGATAAGGTAACGCTTATTCCTCTAGGATATGCAAATGGTCGTAATGGACGCGGGACCTCCACGCCAACATTTGCTGAGCGCCCCTACATGTGGTCATTTGCTGGCTCTACGGATCGCCCAGGACGCAGCCAGGCGCTTCAGACTCTTGAACGTACGGGCAATTTCAAGCGTGCCGATAAGCCATTGTGGTCTGATCCGCCAAAGCTGAATACGAATGAGTATAATCAGCTCAACATGCAGACGAAGTTTGTACCTTGCTTCCGCGGTTCTTCTTCACTGGAGTCTTACCGTCTCTATGAGGCGATTGAACAGGGTGCTATTCCTATTTATGTGCCTGAGGGTGTTGATCAGTATGCTGAGGTTCTAGGAAATCACCCTATTCTATCATTCCCATCGTGGGAAAAGGCGGCAGAGCTTATACCGATGCTTGCACAAAACCCCTCAGTAATGGATGAACATAGACGTATTTTGAATACGTGGTGGCAAGGAAAAAAGGCGGACTTCAAGGATCGCCTTAAGCCTCTGTTCAACTAACATGGGCATCAACCCCAGCAACCACAGCTCTTTTTAGCAGATAATTTCTCCCATTCATCAATTGTATATTGACTGCCCATAGAGAGATTACAGCGTGCACAAATCGCACGCAAATTTGTAATATCTGTTTTTCCACCCTTTGCTTCTGGTTTATTATGACCAACGTGAAACTCAAAGACGCTCATCTGATTTTTACACCAAGATATGGTACATTTTGCCTCATATTTGGGACCTACAGATGCGAGCCACACCTGTTCGCGCAACGCCCGCGGAATTTTTGCTTTTCGTTCTGCGGGCGGGACGGCGGATGACATATAAAGACTTTTATATAAACTAATATAAGATCCTACATGTCAAATTTTGCCAATCTAAATGCTCTTCTAGCAAATATTCCCCAGCAAACGCCGGTACAAAGAAAGGTCAAATTTATGCTTGTTGCGACGCATACAAATCAGACAACCGGCTATAGTAAAGTGACGCATAATATTGTTCACGAACTTGTAAAATATCCTTGGATAAGTGTATACCATTTCGCATTTCAGAACTTTGTGAAGAATCAGCAGCCAAATCGCGCTTATCCACCAAACGTCAATGTTTATGATCCTTTTCTAAACGAAAAAGACCACAGTGAACAGGGATTTGGGTTCAGCCAGTTGCCAGAGTATGTGCGCCAGGTAAAACCGGACTTTATAATGATTTATAACGATGCCAGTATTATTTGCCGTTTTCTAGATAAACTACAAGAGCAGCTTCAGCCTGAGGAACGTACTTATAAGACAATTATCTACCTTGACCAAGTGTATAAGATACAACGCCCAGAATTTCTGGACCGTATCAATAAGGATGCTGATATCTATTTTGCGTTTACAAACTACTGGCGCGAAATTCTCCAGCAGCAGGGTATTACAAAGCCGATCTACGTTCTGAGACACGGGTTCGAGCCCAATGAATTTAAACCGCTCAATCGCGATGCAATGCGTAAAAAGCATAATATTCCCCAGCACGTATTTCTCTTTTTGAACCTTAATCGTAACACACCGCGAAAGCGCCACGATATTGTTGTACAGGCGTTCGCAGAACTTGTTGCAAAGTACCCAACGAAACCATTGGGTCTTCTTGCGGTCTGTGATATTGGACACCTGGGTGGATATCCTATTAAGGAAATTTATATGCGCGAGCTTATTCGTCTAGGATTACCACCACAGTTTCATACTCATAAATTAATGGTAACTGAGCATTCTATGGCGTGGGATGATAGTGTGATTAACGAACTATACTCAATGAGTGATGTTGGAATTACAGCCGCCGACGGAGAAGGATTTGGTCTCTGCCAATTTGAGGCAATGGGTGTGGGTATTCCACAGGTTGTGCCTTATATTGGGGGATTCCGTGATTTTTGTATTCCGAATCATAATTCGATGTGTGTTACGCCGAAATATGAGCTATATTTGCCGCTTGCATTGAGCGGTATTGGTGGAAAGAGTGAGATTGTTGAAGCAACTGACCTTGCATTAGCGGCGGAAGAGTATATTTTAGATACGGATCTGAGGGAAGCCCACGGCAAAGCGGCACGTGAGACAGTTCTTGGGTACAAATGGGCAGATGAGGTCAAACAATTAGTAGAGGTACTCAGGTCTTAAAATTACACGCATTTGCAATAAACTTTTCTAATGGACTATGACCATCCTCAAAGGTGAACAAATAGATGGCGATAAAACTGAGTACAATACCGACTGCTTTGCGAAAGCCGATCTGTTCACCAAGGACAAATATTCCTATAAAGGTCACAATAATATCACTTGAAAGATCCCATAAAATATTCATTACAGTCATCGATTCAAAATTCAATGACTCTAAGAAAATAAAGGGTTGTATGGCGTAAATAAGGGCGGCAATAGGCATAAATGAAAAACTCAGCGCCTTTGTTGATATTTTCTTAAGCAAACTGAGTCCAAAAGCGTCTATTATTGCCATAAGTACTGCGAATCCGAGCGGAATCAAATGAAATCCAGCCATACCTCCTAATTAGATATATTAATTTTGTGTATCTCCCAACATTTGGAGGCGTTCTTTGGCGACCTCATAGACGCGGGTTGCAACCTCACATGATGCATGTTTATTGCCAAGAGAAGTGAAGTACGGGCGACCGGTTTGAATTTCGGCAAGCTGGCACGCCGAGGACAATTGTACAATACGAAGTCTTAACGCTTCAATCTCTTCGTGGATAATATAGGCATAATAGCCAGCTCCCAGAAGAAATCCTATATTAAGCGCATAGAGTACATAATCCATTTTACATTATCTAAAAATCGACTCACCTGTATCAAATTTTCTATCATATTGCTGTCATAGTGGGGCGTCGTCGTCGAAACGCCCAGGTGAGCGCCGATTCTACAAAGAATTTAAGAATACGTAGCACAAGTTCAAGAGTAATTCCCGCATATACCATAGATTTGAACAAGTTATACCATACACAATAGACTCCAGTGAGTAACGTAAAGACAATATAAATGACCCAAGTATTCTCAAGCGCATTATCCTCGTTTAAGAGCATGTTAATAAGAATACTATCAGACATAGTAGAATAGATGGCTGTCGCGTTGTTTACAGGCACCAATGGTATTACAGGCGAAGTCAATTTTTCACAAACGTCTACAGGTACAAAGGTATACGCGATCTTTACTGAGCTCCCGAAAGGAAAACACGGTTTTCATATTCATAAGGCGGGTGACTTGCGGGGTGAAGGTTGTAAGGGTGCGTGCGATCATTTTCATATGGGACCACAAACTCAGCACGGCGGTCCTCCAACGTCAAAAAATCAACAACCGCGTCACACAGGCGATTTAGGTAATCTAACGGGACCGAACGACAAGGTCACTTATTTCCTGAAGGGTGTTAATCTAGAAGATCTATGGGGACGTTCGGTCATTGTTCACGAGGACGAGGACGATCTGGGACGGGGACCATTTGAGGATAGCCAGACAACGGGGCATTCAGGTAAACGCATCGGCTGTGCGCTTATCGGGCGAGTTCAAACCCCAACCTGTTACAGTGCTACAGTGGGTCCCGCCAAGACTCGCAAAGTCCGTCGTCACCATCGGCGAAACAGCATTCCATAAGCCCTTTACAAGGCATAGGAACGGGTATATTACTAGTATATAAGGTGCCGTATGCTGCCACATATAACGTCCGTCACACGGTTCGGCACGAACGCTCTGAATCGCCGCATTCATCGCCCTTAGCCCAAAACGCATCGACTCATCAATCCGGTCAGGCGTCCGCCCAGCACACCGCGACTCCACCACCAGGATCATATAGTTGAAGAGCCACGTCGCCAGACAGTCAATACGCCAGACCCGCTCATCAGCAACCCCCACTTTGAACCAATCGCCACGGTCGGCAGCAATACGTAACGGTACATCACGCAGCCGTTTCATAAGGGACGGTACGTGAAGCGCCTCCAGAACAAACTTGAGCCGCAAATAGCAGGTTGCAGCCAAAACAAAGTCGGCGTCGGCACGTAGTAAAGCCACTATATCCGAGACAGACCCCGCAGCGTCGCCACCCAGCCGCGCAACATAATATTTTGTTAGAAATTCAGGCAAATGATAGTTTCCAAACAGCAGCGAAAACAACTCCTGGTCTGTAGCGTGATCACAGCTGTCATGAGGAAAAGGGAACTCTGTGTGTGCATTCAAAGTATAGAAATCAGGGGAAAGCATTACAAACCAAATACGTGCGGATGAATTATTCAATTTTTCGCCCTTCTTTGTAAGTAGAATGGGTAATACTACTTCAGTTTCATCATCGCGTGTTGTAACTCTTACAAAAACGCCCATATGTTCCCACGCAGATTGTAAGAATCGTGTAGCATTTGGCAAAATCTATTGTACGCTTCACGATGAAAACCCGATGCGCACAGGAAAGCCGAAAAAGGAAGTAAAAAAGGTAGAATCACAGCCGTGCTATTGTTGCTCTTGGATGTTTGCATTGTCTTGAAAAAATTGAAAATACCCATCTATTCTGTTACCATCATAAGATGAACTATACGGACGTAGATTTTGAGACGGATTTTGTGATTGTACCATCACCTGAGCCACATTGTGGGTGGGTAATGGTAGATGAAGTTGATGTGCATGAGTTGGAAATGGACCATGCACAACGTATGCGAGCCAAAGCAGTACAGAAGAAGTTTCATACAGAACTGACGAAGATATCTAGTATGACTGGTAAGAGTGTAGCAGAGCTTAGCGGTGCGTGGGCAGATGCTATCTTACAGCAGGCAAAGGCGTCAGGTCGTAAGGTGACGGAAGTGAGTCAGCAGTTGCGAGAGCGTATCTTTGCTGTGATTGAGAAGAAGGCGGAGCCTGAAATCATTTTGAATCCGAATGCGTATAGGGAGTTGGAGCCGTGTTTTCCACCGGCGCGGATTGTATAGGGTGCGGCTCGCTTGAAAAAAATTGAATCCACCCTACGGGCTTTTTGAATTCCACCTGAACCCCACTAGTATGACGTGTCCAAACTGTGAAGCTGTTGGCTACAAGGGGGTCAAACTCCAACATTCTATTGATGATTGCCCTATAAAAGAACAGTTTACATGCCGTCGATGCATTCAAACGGGTCATATGACTCATCTATGTAAGGAAAATTGGTCCCACTGGGAGCGCCCGACCACTATGGAACAACTTATCCCGCTTCATATCCGCAATCGGTATCGTATTACCTCTGCCACCCCACTTACGTTCAAGACATCCCGTTGTCCTTCTACGAACTACGAACTCCACAGTATGAATGAAATTGAGATTCCTGACGATCACGATAAAATCGCAGAGCTTGCAAAGTCCCTAAATATTACTCCTGCAAAACTGACCACTACACAGCGCCCTGGTGGTCGCTATTCTACAGAAGAGTATACAACTGCGATTGAGAAGTGGGGAAAGGAGACAGGTCGGCGTATTATTCCAAACAAAGAGATGCAGATGCGAAGGAAACCGAAAAATACACTTGTAGTATAGATGGCGCGACGGAACCCGACTCGTAAAGCGCGACGCACAATTAATATTCCAAATAATGCAATTGTCAACGTTCAGCAAGATCCGTATTCATCCCGTTTTTTAACAGACGGCAAAACGGCAAAACGGATACTTAAGGAGGCTGGTCCGACTTATTTGGGTGGACGCCGGCGCACACGCCGTCGCCACCGCTAGGTCGATCTTCGCTCGGTCGCTCGCCTACTAATATGCGCTCAACCTTCGGTTGGCACAAATAGGCAACTCGCTTGGAAAAAATTGAAACCGCATCAGGATGCTTTGTACACATCGAGTGCGTACACAATATCCTTACACTTTCCTCCATCCAAAGCAAACAATGTCTGCTATTCCTTCCTTTCCCACCCTGTACGGCAAGGCGTCCACGGGTAAAATCAAGATGTGGTCTATCAAGGTCGAGGACAACAAGGGCGTCGGCGCGATTACGACGACCCACGGCTACCTGGACGGTAAGCTTCAGATAAATACCCGCCTGGTGACGGTGGGTAAGAACCTGGGCAAGAAGAATGAAACAACGCCGGTCCAGCAGGCGGTCAACGAGGCGCAGAGCGACTGGAAGAAGAAGACCGAGGCGGGCGGTATGACGGAGAAGAAGCCGACAGAAGATGCGGCAGCTGGTGCTGGTAAGGCGGGTGACTCTGATAAGGAAAGCGTCAAGTCGGTCAAGCCGAGCGCTGAGAAGAATGCTAAGGCGGCGACCGACGCAGGGGTGGTTCCCCACCCGATGCTTGCGCACGACTACAATAAGCGCGGCAAGGACATCAAGTTTCCGTGCTACGCCCAAAAGAAGCTGGACGGCGTGCGCTGCCTTGCCATCTCAGGTAAGGGGCTCTACAGCCGTACAGGCAAGGCATTCCCGCACATGGACCACATCCGCGCTGAGATCAACAGCCTGCCGAAAGGCACTATTCTGGACGGCGAGCTCTACAGCGACACACTCAACTTCCAGGAGATTGTGGGGCTGGTCAAGAAGGAGACGCTCAAGCCGGCAGACGCGCCTAAGATGACGCAGATCTACCTCTGCGTCTACGACACGGTTATGGACGGCACAAACGAAGCGCGCAATGCCTACCTGACCAACCTTTTCAAGACGCACACGTTCAAGGCGCTCAAGCTGCTGCCGACGGACGTCGCCAACAACCTGGACGATGTCAAGCGGCTCCACGCTGAATATGTAGCCGACGGCTACGAGGGGCTTATCCTGCGCAACAAGGCGGGGCTCTACAAGGTGGGGCACCGCTCCGCCGACCT